CGAGACGCCCATGTCAGGACGCCTTCTTGCCCTTGGCGTCGCCGAGCACTTCGACGGTGAGTTTCGGGTTGGCCTGGACTTCCTTGAGGCCGTCCTCCGTCAGTTCGACGGTCTTCTCGTCATTCGGGCCGACATAGGCCATGCCCTTGCGGGTCATGCCGCCGTGCATGTTCTTGGCGTCGTGGTTGGTGATCTTCACGAGAGGCATTGTGTTGTCCTCGGTTTCAGACGACGGCGATAGCCGGGAAATTCAGTCGCAGCAGGCGCAGATACGCGCGCCCATACGCGGTCGAGCCAAAGCCCATCGTGCCTGCGCCTTCCGCTGACATGCCGGCGAACTCGGTTTCGACGTCGCCGACGCGGTCGCGCTTGATCGGGCCTGACACGGCCGACTGCCCGCCATCCGTGGCGCCCTCAGATGCTAAGAGGTGCGCGGCGTAATAGAGCTGCGCCGGCGCACGGTCGCGCTCGAGCCATTCCTCGCCGACCGTGGCGATGGCCTCGTTGAGGATCATCGTAAGCGTCGGGCCTGGGACGGAGGCAAATGCCGGAAAGCGCGCCTTCAGGTCTTCGATGGTCGGTTCGGTGTAGGCCATTCGACCGCCCTTCGGATTGGCCGCCGGCCACAGCGGGCCGGCGGGGGTTCAGGTGGTGGGCTTGGCTTGGGCAGCGACAAACTCCGCCTTGGCGTCGTCCGTCATCGCGTTGAACACCTCGGCGTCTTCCTTGGTCAGCCCCTCGACGACCTCGACGCCGGCGGCATCAGTGATCGAGTAGCTGCCACGCCCGCGGTGCTTGGCTTCCAAGGAGGGTGCGGGCTCTCCAGCCTCGGCGCTGGCGAAGTCGAACCAGCCGGTGCCCTTGGAAACCGCGACCTCGGCCTCGGTCATGTTCAGTTCGACCGTCTCCCCCGACTCGATCAGCACCGGACCCGCCACGGCATTTACGCCGCGCGGGCCCGCAGAGATGTTGGTGATCTTCATGGTGCGGAACTCCTCAGATGCCGTCGAGGTAGCGAACCGCCTTCGGGCGGCGGATATCGACGCCGCCGACGCGGAAGATGCCGGGGATGTCGAACTTCATCGGCCCGGTCTGCCACACCGGGAGGAACCGGAACGGCATCGGCAGGTGCATCTTCAGCACCTCAGGCGAACGGCGGTAGGCAACCATGCGCTTGGTGGAGGACGCGCCGGCCGTGTCGAGATAGCCAAACACGCCGCGGATGGTCAGCGGCTGGCCGGTGGTGCGGGTGTAGATGTTGTTGCGCTCCACCCACTCCAGAATGGTCGTCTGGTTCACGGCGTCGATGCGGCGCGTGGAGAGGTCGAGCAGCACCGAATACGGCAGCAGGAGCGTGTCCGCGATCTCCGCGCCCAGCGTGCCGGTGAAGATGCCGGTGAGCTGGCCGTTGATGTCGCGAAGGATCTGGTCCGGCGTCTTCGACGCAAAGGTCGTCGCTGAGCCGGTGCCATCCGCCGGCGCCGTGGTGGCGGTCGGGGTGGAGGCATTCACCAGGCCGGTGAAGCCCTTGAGGGCGTCGCCACCGAAGGCGATCTGGTCGATCTTCTCCTCGGCGACGCGCCGCGCCAGCGTGGCCTTGTCCGCCGACAGGTTCATGCCGAGCAGCTGGGCGGTGCCGACCTCCTCCAGCGTGTAGCCATAGCCGATGGCCGCCATCGACACGCCGGTCTCGAACTTCTCGCGGGTCAGTTCGACCTTCGGGACATCGCTGGCGTTGCCGTGGAACCACTGCGCCTGCCCGACGCCGTCCATCGAGAAATAGGTGACGGACTGAATCCACTCGGGCGCGGAGGTGTCGACCGGGATAAGCGATGCGTACTGGATCTCCTGGTAGCGCATCGCGTAGACGGTCGGCTCGATGAGCGAGGCCTGACGGATCAGGAAGCTCATCGCGACCTGCTGGGCGTCCAGCATGGGGTTATAGTTCATGTTGGCGCGCTCCTTCAGGGCGTGTTCAGGCGCACGGCAGCGAGGCCGGCACCGGAGGTGCTGGTGTCCCACTGCGCGCCGGCGATGAGGGTGTTGGACGTCGAGGTCTTGCTGAGCACGCCGCTCGCGGGCGTGTAATAGACGGGGTCGCCAACCGCGACGGCCTCGGAGGCGGCAACCACGATGACGCCCTTCTTCATCACGGCCACGGTGTCGTACTGCTCGTACTTGCCCGTGGGGCGCGTGATATCAAGCACGGCGATTCCGGCGAACTTAACGGTCGCCTCGGAATCGACGACGTGGGTGTCGGCGGTGCCCTGCACGCAGACCTTGCCAAAACCAATGCCCTCCGCGTCTTCAGCGATGCGGCTGACGATCGTGGCGGCCTCCATGTTGAGAACCATCCCCTCGACCCAACGGGCGTGGGAGGCAGCGTAAGTCGTCTGGATCGCGGGCATCAGGCGGCCCCCTTCTGGCTCGGGTTCTGCCAGGCCGACGTGAGATGGTCGGTCATGGCCTTATGGGCGGCAACGACGGGCGCGCCGTCGGCGACGGGATTGACGCCATTGCGAATGGCCTGCCGAAAGGCGTCCGGCTGGGCCTTGCCGGCGTCCTCGACAAGAATGTCGAAACGGGCGTCGATGTAGGCCTCGGCCTTGTCCTTGACGGCATCGGCGCCGAGCACAGCGGCGACGGCCGCCTTGCGGATATCGGCATCGCTGAGGCCGTCGGTCTTGAGGTCTTTCGCGACTGCCTTGGCCTTGCCGATGAGGTCGGCACGGGCGGCGACCAGCTTGTCGAGCGCCGCGCCGTCCACGACCTTCGCCTTGAGGGCGTCGATTTCGGCATCCTTCTTGGCGATGTCGGCATCCTTGGCGGCGAGCGCCTGCTGATGCTTCGTCTCGGCATCGGTGAACTTCGCCGCGGACGACTGAAGGTCGGCCTGAAGCTTGGCGATGGCCTGGGCGCCCTGATCGGTGGTGCTCACCGACAGACCGTCCACGACCACAGTGCGAAGTGCATCACTCATCGTGATGGTCTCCTTGTCGGTGGTTGGGAGGATCGGGGCAGCGCCCCATTTATTCACACCGTCGCCGATGCGAAGCTGGTCCCCGCCGCGCGCCTTCATGACGATCGCGACGTGGTTCATGCGGAAATCAGTCATGACGGCGTCGAACGCCTCACCCGACGGGCTCACGCCATCGCTCAGGGTGACATTCGCGTCGTAGCCCATGGAAAGCTCGACGGCCGCGCCGGATTCGACGGTCTGGATGCCCTTCGCATCGCGGAGCATCATCGGGACGCGGACAAACTCCCCATCACGGAGAACGTCGTCGCCGACCTCGCCAACAGCCAGGTCTTTCCACGTCTCGGCCGTGACCTTGCCCGCCGGGTGGCCGATGGTGATTGGCACGCCGGCATAGGAGCTGATCGCGTCCTTCTTGAAGACCTCTGCCTCGGGGCGATACACGCGCACCAAGGCCTTGTCGGCGATGCCCAACTCCGAGCCCAGATAGGTCTGCACGTTGCCGCCGCGCGCGACGCGGGCTGACACGACGGCATAGCCATCGGCCGTCCGGCGGAGCGCGCCGTCCATCGTCATGCGGTCGGTGAATTGCATGAAAACAGCCCCTGGGGCATCATCGCTCGATGGATGACGCTCAATTTCGGAAGATGGAGCAGTTGATCCGCGGCCTTGCTATTCAGGTCTCGGAGCTCAAGCTGCAACTGAAGCGCATGGAGGACATCCAGACGCACCGGCATGCACTGCTCTACGATTGGTGCGCTCCCGCCTCGTACAAGGCGATGCTCGATAACCCGTCAGTGCCGGTCGATGTGCCGGCCGACCTCAAGAAGTTCTTCCCGGACTAGAACTCGACAACGGCTAGCGCCACGCAGCGACAGCGAACGGGCTGTCCTGGCGGGAGGCCCTGTTCTGCGCCGGTTGGCTCTCCGTACTTGTAGCGCCGGCCGTTGAGAGACCGATGCAGAGGGCGAACCCGCTCATCAGCGCTCGTCGACCAGTCGTATTCCGATATGCCGGCCTGCTGGTGCCTGATCCTGTTCAGGTCGGCCGTCGTCTTTCCGATCTGGTCTCGCGCTATGAGAGCGGCGCGGTTGTCCGCAAAACCGAACTCCAGCGCCAACGTCTTCCGGAGGCTCGCCGACGACTCCCCCGCGAGCACGGCACTCGTGGTCCGGTCCTTGATCCGCTTCACGACGTCTTCAGCGAGACCCTTGATGAGCGCCGCATTCCGCTCCGCCATCTGGTCGAGAGCGCTGGTTAGGTCGCTCTCCCTGACTACGGCCGAAAGGTCGATGCCAAGCGCCCTTTTGGCTGCAGCCATGAAGCGGTCGGTGTTCCGCTTTGCGGCCAGCACGAGGATGCGCCGAACGGTCAGGTCGGCGACGGCCACCAGCCGCGTCGCCAGATAGTCCAGATCGCTCCATGTGGCCGGGTCGGCGTCCGCTCGAATCTGCGCAAGTTGGCGCTCGTAAGCAGGTAGAAGGCTTGTGCGGCACCATGCGGACATCTCGCGCAGCATCTGCCGCAACGTCTTCAGGTAGGCTGTTTCGTCGGCGAGAGCGGCATGCACGCCGGGAAGAACGACAACCGTGTCCCGGCGCCGGTTGGCAAGGGACGAGAGTTTGTACCTGAGCATCAGGACGCCCCTGCCCAGTCCTCCACAATCTCCTCGAACAGTTCCGGCCCGAGCTTGATCACGCCTTGATACGGCTCGACCTTACTCAGATCGATATCGCTCGCCTCGTAGCTGATGGTGATGTGCGGCTGGTACTCCGGATGATCCCAGGACGCGCCGAGCTCGACCATCTCGTTATGGCGCCAGACGAGCATGTTGTTTGCGAAAAGGAGAACCTTCGCCTTGCCGAAGGCCTCCATCTGCCGCGGCCCGCCAGCCCGTACGGTTATGTCGTCGTCCCAAGACGCGCCCATCTTGAACCAGTCAACAGGGGCGCGGCTGTAGGTGATCGTCACATGCAGGTCAGAGGCCGCAAGGGTCGACGTGAAGCCCTGTGCCTTAGCCCATCGCAAGATTTCTTCGCCGTTGAGCACCTTGCGGCTGACATAAAGCGTGCGCGGCGCGGCGTCATTCGCAAGGCGCGGGTCGCTGGAGACGGCGTTCAACCGCTCCGCAGCCGCCGCGCGCTCGGCTTCCAGTTCCGCCTCATAATCCGGCAACCCGCCGGCTTCATCGATCGCCTCTTGCAAGCCGGGCATGATCGAATGTTCGACCAGCATGTTCGCGCCAGCATTAGCGAGCGCTTCCTGCGGGAACAGGCCGGTGTCGTTCAGCGTCTTGATCGTCTCGGCGTCGATCTTGCCGATGTCGGCGCGCTCCTTGTCGCTGATCTGCCAGAGCGAGGACCAGATGTAATGGACCTCAGGCGGGCGCGTGCCGAGCGCGGAACGGATCAACACCTCATCAAGGCGCTGCATTGCCGGCTCCATCTCCAGCTTCTGCATGGACGACAGCCGGTCGTAGTAGTTCCGCAGATCGCTCTCGCCCGTGGCACTCATGCCGGCCGGGGACTGCCCGAGTAGGCGCGTAGCCGGAATGTCCGCGGCACCGGAGACGATCTGCAGGAAACGATCGAGGACGTCCGGCAGGTTCGCGAAGGACGTCGTCTTGGTCTCGTACTCCTCCTCCTTGTCGAGAATGAGCGTGCCGTTGATGCCCTTGGCGGTGTTCGCCAGCGTGTAGCGCTCCAGCAGCTTCGCCCGATAAGCCGCATCGCCCAGGTTCGCCATGAAGTCCGGGACGCGGATGATGTCGATCTTGGCCTCGAACACGAGCGAGGCGATGTTCGCCGAGGTGCCGTCAGCCTGCTTGATGGCGTCCATGACGGACAGCAGGACGCTGTCGCCCCATCCAAACTCCGCTCCACCTGCCAGATCGACGTCAGGATGGGCGTTGCCGGTGAAGATCACGAGGCGAGAAGGATGGATCGAAACCATCGCCTTGTCACCGGCCGCCAGGTTGTAGGTCTTCGGCTTGCCGTAGAACTCGCTCTCGACGTCGCGCTCGATATCGCCGACGGAAAGCTGCCGGCGCGATAGCACGGTCAGATGGCGGATGCCGCCAAGCCCGACGCGGTTGACATCCAGCGGCTCGGCGAGGTTCTGGTCTCCCGTCCCGATATGGATCGCGGCGCCGCCCCAGAGCCGCGCCTTGATGCGGGCCTCCAGCACCTTGCCGCGCAGGTTGAGGCGCTTCTCCTCCGCCTCGATCTTCTCAATCTGGTCGCCGTCCGCCTGCCAGTCGCGCCATGCCCGCACGCTGTCGAACGCCGGGATGTCGACGATCTTGCGCGGCAGCCATGCGCCCCGATAGGCGTTCAGCAGTTGGGCGTCATCGAGGATCGGCAGGCCGTAATAGCTCGACGACGCCTTGTCTCGCTCGGTGCCCATTCGGCTGACGAGGTTCGTCAGGCTGTCGCCGACGAAGCGGGCGATGTCGATGACGGAACCCATTGAGCCGGCCTAACTGACGTTCGCGAGGGTGAAGGTGGAGCGCTTGATCATGGGCGTCACGGCGTAGCGCAGCGCGTCGATATAGTGGTTCCAGGCGTCCACGATGTCGGCGCGTATCTCGCCGGTCAGGCGGTCAACCTTGTAGCTGTAGAGCCGCATTTCCTTGGCCGTCTCGACGCAGCGCGGGTGCAGCACGATCTCTCGGAAGGACCGCAGGAACGACACGCCGTCCTCGACGCTGCCTTTCCATTTGTCGACAGGCTCTGAGCGCGGCAGGCCGTGCCGCTTGAGGAATGAGATATTGCCGGGCTGGGCGCTATCCCAGCGCGTCACATGCCGCTCGAACTCAGGGATCTTCGGCGCGATGAACGCCGTGTAGTGGTCAAGCTCCAGCCCGGTCTTGCCGGCCTCATGGCTCACGAACAGCCGATCGCCGTTGATCCAGCACCGAACCGCCGCCGTAGGGTCCTGGCTGAAGCCGAAGTCGCCGCCCTGATAGGGTCCATCCCAGCCCGAACTAGGCTCGAACTCCTCGACCCGCCATTTGCCGGCGAAGACCTGGGCGTCCGAGTTGGTGAGGTAGGCGCCGTCCCAGATATGGGCATAGGTGTTCGGGTCAAGCCGGGCCTGATCGCGGCGTCGAAGGTCATCAAGCCCTTTCGGGAACCAAGGATTGTCGCGCCAGTTCAGTTCGGCGATCAGCGCATTGGCCGGCGGGCTCTTGCGGAACCTGGCGTCGACTGGAGAGCCGACCCACTGCCCCTTCGAATCCTTGGCCGCTTCGGTGCGCGGGTTCCATATCGGCCAGAGCTCGGAGCGCGGTTGCCGCAGCACCGTCGCCTCTAGCGCCAACCACGACACTTCCGGGACGTCTTCAGCCTCCTCGACGATCGTCAGGTCGATCTTGGCGAGCGACTTGATCGTGTTCACGCTATGCCGCAGGCCGCGAAATATGAACTCTGTCCCGTTGCGGCCGCGCAGATAGTCGACGCCGATATCGTAGTGCTCTTGCAGCCACGGCTCGGATGCGATCGCCGCCTTCAATTCGGCGTGGAAGCTCTCCTTGATCGACGCCTGAAACTCGCGGGTCGCCAGAACGCGCAGCGGCTCGGCGTAACCCCAGATCGCCGCCATCTTGGCGAAGGTGAGCGACTTCGCCGACCCTCGCCCGCCATGGGCACCACGGTACTGCACCGCGCCGCGCGGCGGTGCGAAGACCGGGACCAGCTTCGGCGGGAGCTCAATCCGAGCCGTCGACACAGCCGGGCACGATCTGGATGATGCTCGGCCCCATCGGGGTTCCGTCCGGGTTGCCGACCGTCATTGCCTGTGTGGGCTTTCCGTAGGCGCGATCGAGGATTGCTGTTGCCGCTGACACGCGGGCCGCCGCTGGCGCGGCCTTATCCGCCTGTATGGACGCAAGCGTTATCAGCGCGGCCTCAGCATGATCCTTGGCCATCTCAGCGAGGGCGCGCTTCGCCTTTCCGAGCTTGCCCGGCTTACGACCAGCGCCGGGTCTAGCGCCGCCGACTTTCGCCATGGTGAATTCCCTGATTGTTTTTCAGGCATGCCGCCGAAGCAGCAGCGCCCTAACCCTCTCCGCCTCAGCGCGCGCCTTGTCCGCTACATGGGAACCTGCCTCGGCAACCTTGGAAGCTGCCCGGCGGAGGTCACCAGACATCGCCGCCTTGGCGGAGGCCTTCACAGCCTCGCGGGCCTGAGTGCAAGTCCGGCAGGTCACTATCGGCTCAGCTTTGCATCGCGCCGGCGGCCGCGGCGATTGGTGCGCGGCTCTAGGATGGTGGATCGCTGGCACGCGCGGCAGGACGGCGGCTCGGGTGACGTCAGGCGAGAGCAGCGCCAGCCAGAGGAGATAGGCCATGCTCACCTCACGAAAAACCCGCCGCGCGTGAGCGGGCGGGCGTTGTTTGCGCTTTATGCAAAGAACTCGACGCGGGCCTCTATGTGCCTAAGGCCTTACCCGCAACGCTCGGCTAGTAGGCCGCGCACGCCGCGTCGAACTGTATGACCGGGCCGGGGCGCTACGTCCGGCGTTGGGCGGGCATCACGGGTTGCTCGGACACCCAGCCCGCTCGGCAGCAACGCCGCCGGTCATCTCGTTGCCCCGAGGGGCGAATTGATGGCTCCACGTCCAGACCTAAGCGCGCACTCGTCTGAATCGCACCGCGTTGTTTCGCGCGCTGGCGTACGCGCCCATAAGGCGGCAGAGGCCGGGGCCGACTTCGTTGCCCATTCAGGCGAATTATTGGGGCTGGTATTCGGCGGATTAGCCTAACGCTTCCCCACCTACTGACCAGTTTCGCGCCCCCAAGGCATCTAAGGGTCTTTCACCTACTCTGCCACACGGCTGCGAGATTCTATTCAGGGCCTCGGTCGCAGCACTGTACCCATTCTCTACCACGGCGCCGGGCGACCAGTTGGCTACCGGGTTCGGTTGCCCTACCCGCTGGTAGTCCGCTCCGGCATTTCTCCCCTGCCTAATCGGGGGCCGTGGACTGTAGCGCGCCCCCAACGGAAGCTTGCGAGGTGTCTAGGGCAACGATCAGCCGCGAGCGTTGACGGCTCAGGACACCTGCGCGCCGGAATCAAACGGCCCGCGATCTGGAAACAAATCACGAGCCTTCCGAATCATACCCCGTTGACCGGAAGCGTCAAGAGTTTTCGGTCCGCCAGATTGAATTCCACAGCAAGAATGTCGAGACAGCCCCGAAACTTCTGCCCGAGAGTCTTGGCACTGACCCCACGGGCCTCTGCGGCAGCGGCTAGCGTTACTCCAGAGCCGGCAATGTGCCGCATGATATACGAGCCCTCAGCTTTCAGCACGAGGTCGGCGGCAAGCAATGCCTTGGTGGCCTCCTTGCGCTTGTCCGTCAGGCCGTCGCTGACCCGCCCGCCCCCGTCCACGGGCTCCTTGGTGGTGTCCATGGCCGGGATGGTCCCGCATGCCGCCTCGAATATCGCTTGCCAGTACCTTCCAGCCTGGAACTGATGCTCGTCGATCTGCCGGCGGTCGCGTAGGTAGGCCAGCGTATCCCCGCGCAGGTTCCGCGTCACCCTGAGCACGGAGCCGTCACCAGACGGGCACGGGACGCGCGTGACGCCTGTTAGGGCGGCTTTTGGTGCATCGGTAGCTATGCGGTCGTGAACGGGCGCCTGCGGGGCTCTGTGGCGATTTTCGCGCTTGCTCGTCTGATGGAGGTTGTAGGCTTCAAGCTGCTTGCGGGCCATGTCTCGTCTCCATGGGCAGTGGAGGGGGTGGGTCAGGCGAGGGCCTTACGCATCAATCGCTCCATCGGCGATAAATGCTCGGGACGATCCTCGTAGCGAGCTAGGTATTGGCGCTGTTCCTTGAGCCAAGCCTTGTAGGGCCACGCCTCGCGGTGTCCGAACGGGTAAGCTGCTTTCAGCGCAGCCCGGCGGTCTGCCAACGAGCAATCCGAAGGCAGAGACGCATGAACAGCCCCGATGACTCGACGGGCTTCAGCGGACCATCCCATCTACTCGCCCTCCTCTGAGAGAGCGGCGTCCACGAAAACACCCAAAACCTCCATGCTCAGGGCGCCAGAGGTAATCGCGCTATTGACTGCGGCGGATACCTGCGGGGTCGGCTCCCGCATCGCATCTATGGCGGCGCGGGCCTGTGAAACGTACTCGTGCCAGAGGAAGTTTTGACCATCCCCGCCAAGCGTGAGGTCCGGGTTCATGCCGTTCTTCCAGCACAACGCTCGCGCCACCCGCTCAACCATCGTCATCGGCTTGCTCATGCTGAGGCCCCGTCTTTGTTGGTGATAATCATGAGTGCATCATCCCCTGATGCGTCGGGGGCCATTCGCTATCGAAGTAGTAACCGTTCAGCCGCTCGGATCTGTTTGGACCTTTTCCGGTCGTGCTGCGCAGGTATTTGTCCCACGCATCCCACTGCGGCGTGTCAAACTTGACTACGACCTTGTTTCCAAACTCGGATATCTTCTTTGCCGCTTCCAAGAAGCCGTCGAAACGACGCTGGCTGAGATACCGCTCAGCGTGGACCGGCCGATAGTCCAGCTTCTGCTGGCAATAGCGCTTGAACGCCGAAAGGCTTATCCGGGCAGAAACACGGTCTTCCGGCGATAGCCGTGCGAACTGGGCGGCGGCGAGCTTTTTGCTCATCAGGCTGTCTGTCGGATATTCCTTCCAGAACTCCTCAAACTCCTGCGGGTACGTAGCCCGGCCCTTCTTGGCCGGCTTCGTACAAGATGCGGTAGCATCTATCTGTTCTTCTCTGGTATCTGGCTTCTGGGTATAAGGTTCATCAATAGGAACCCTATTAGGTTCGCTATTTTCTTCTTTTGTATCAGATACTTGTGACCACCTCTTTTCTACGGCTTTTCGGCCTTTTTGGGAAATTGCATGATCCTTAGTCATGCGCCGGGAGAAAACGGTGCCTGCACGCGTCACCCCAAAAACCCCGGCTTGTCGGAGCTCGGACAACAGCGCCCGGACTTCGTCTGCGGAGGTTCCTGTCATGCGCGCCAGAGCGTCGTCTCCTACCGGCTCTCCATTTAAGAGGAGATGCCCGTAAGGCTTCGCTTCGTGCATGATGCATAGGCATTCCATCCAGAGACCGCGCGCGGCTATGGACACAGCCCTAAGGGCTTGGTCCCCGCGCCAATCTCTGGGATAGAATTTCATCCACGGGCCGCCGCTCATTTCGTCACCCTAGGTGCAAGGCCCAAGAGTGAAGCGGCGCGAGTGCCTTCTGCGCCGCCGCGAACGTGTCGTCATAAATCTCACGCCCCGAGAGTCGGGCGGTAGGGATGCCCCAGGACGCGAAGTAGCCATCGCGCACGATATTGTTTGCCGCCCGATGGAAAGCCGCGCCGTCGCATTCGATGCAGAACATTTGCAGTTGGCCCTTGAACCTAACTGCCATCCCGAAATCCATCCGCGAGCGAGCAAAGGCGAATTGGGGGATGATGATGACCGGGCCATCGGGGAGGCATTCCCGCCTCGGGTCGTGCATCTTGGCGGGGAAGTCAGAGACAACCCCGAAATCGGAACACACCAAGGCGGGAAGGAGCGTGCGCTCAATGGGGCTGTCGCAGATCTCGAGCCCTAGCTGGATAGCAATCACAGCGTGGTTGCGAGCGCTTTTGATGGTTGCCTCAGTCGCCCCTTTGGAGAGCATGCGCCGCCTCATGCGCTCCCACGAGAAGTCGAAGATGGCGCGCGTAGCCCCAGCGCCGTCGAGCCCTAGGGTAGTGCCGTCCGCCTTGGTGATCGTGTCGCCCAATCTCTTGAGGGTCACTCCCCGCCCTCCTCTGCGATCTGCCGGGCGGCAGAGTGGATGGAGGACACGGGGGCGACTTGGACGCCTTCCATCAGCCAAAGGGCTTCCTGGGGCCTCTCGGACGCCTTCTTGAGGAAGTCCCGCGCATGGCGAAGATCGGCGCCTAGGTCATCGGCTTCCGACTTGCGAGCGGCCTTGAGCCGGTAGAGCCCGTTCGCCGCGTCCTTCATGACGAGGGTCGTCAGGCTGGAGGCTATCTTGCTGAGAGCGGGGCGCTTCATTGCGCGCCTCCGACCCGGGCTTTGATAGCGGAAACGTCTGCGATCACCCCGGCGTCACCGGCCTCGATAAGAGCCTCGATCTTGCGGACCGCATGCAGAACGGTAGTATGATCCCGCCCGCCGAAGCGACGGCCGATCTCGGGCAGCGAGCGGAGAGTCA